AGCAAGCCGATGACGGCTCGCTGTTTCGCGAAGCTATCGACGCGCCGACGCTCGACAAATTCGAGAACCCGACGCTCCCGGAACCCAAACCCGAACCGCAACAGCGCACGGGGCAGGCGGCACCGGACAGGCCCGAACCCGCTCCACAAGACGCGCCAGTGCCCGCCGGGCGCTTGCGCGAGGAAAGCGAGGCGCGGCGCAGGGCCGAGCGGGAGGCCAACGATTTGCGGGCGCGGCTCGCGGCGTTTGAGGTGCAGCCTCGACGTGAAAGCGAACCGCCGAAGAAAGCCGACATGTTCGACAATCCTTCGGCGTTCGTGCAGCAAGAGGTGAACCCGCTGATCAGCCAAGTCCGTACTGAAATGCGCAACATGAATGAGCAATTCAGTCGGCACTTTGCAACCCAACTGTATGGCGGCGAAAAGGTCCAAGCGGCCTTCGACGCGATGCAGGAGGGGATGGCGCGGAAAGACCCTCACGCATGGGCCACCTACCAGCAGGCGATGGCGAGTTTCGATCCCTATGGCGTGATCACACGCGCGCATCTGGATCGGCAAACGCTTACGCAGATCGGTGGTGATCTCGACAGCTTCAAGAAAAAAATCTTGGACGAAGCTTTGAACGATCCTGAGTTTCACAAGCGGGCCGTTCAAGCGGCCAAGGGTCATGCGGTGGCGAACGGCCAACAGGTCAACCGCCCCGCCGTCACGCAATCGAAAGTCCCCTTGCTTCCATCGCTCTCGGACATCGGAGCGGCAGGGGCGGACGAACAGCAAACCGAACCCTCCGAAGAAGCTCTGTTCCGGGCAGCCGTTTCAGCCAAGCGGCGCTAAACGACACGCGCCGCTAACCCCAAGGGGTTACGGCAATGCTGACTAGCAATCACGTCAACAATGAACTGATCAAATTCCGCCGTCAGGTCATTTCGGATTTTCTTCGACGCTCGCGCTTCGACCCGTTCATGGGCGATACCTCCACCAGCGTCATCGTCCGATTGGCCGACCTCGAAGCGGACGGCAAGGAAATCAACGTTCCTCTGGTCAACCAGCTCACCGGCCCCGGTGTCGGTGTCGGCACGCTGCGCGGCAATGAAGAACAGATGGACAGCTATGGCTTCCCGGTGTGGGCCGATTGGGGCCGCAACGCGGTTGCCAACAACCGCGCCGTCAACAAGGAAAGCTCGTTCGATGTCCGCTCCACCGCGCGCAGCCTGTTGCGCGGATGGGGCCGCCGCATCGTGCGCGACGATCTTGTCGATACGCTGTTGTCCATTCCGACTGCGGCCATTCAGGCGGGCCGTTTCCAAGCGCCCGGCAATCGCGTCAACGGCGTGAAGTGGAGTGCTGCGACCACGGCGCAGAAAAATTCTTGGACGGCGGCGAACTATGATCGCGTGCTGTTCGGGAAAGACTTGGCGAATTATTCGTCAACCTTTGCGACCGCGATCGGCAACGTGGACGCCACCAACGATCTGTTCACCGCTGCCAACGGCTCGCTGATGAAGCAGATCGCCAAGCAATCGGGTGTCGATCCGTCGAACCCCGGCGTCTACAACGGGCGGCCCAAGATCACGCCTTGGGAAATCGAGGAACTGGACGAGGAAATGTATGTCTGCTTCCTCGGTGATCGTTGCTTCACGCAGTTGCAGCTTGATCCTGTGATGTATCAGGCCAACCGTGACGCACGCGCCCGCGAAGGCAACCCCACCAGCACCAACCCGATTTTCACGGGCGGCGCATTGTTGTTCGATGGTGTTCTCTACAAGAACATCCCCGAAATTACTTCGCGCCTGCTCCTGAAATCGGCGGGCGCTGGACCGGTCGATGTTGAACCCGTGTTCATGTGCGGACAGGCCGCCTTGGCTTATGCCATGGGGCAACTGCCGCGCCCGACCACGTTGGAAGATGGCGATTATGATTTCGTCACCGGCCTCGGCATCGAAACCCAGTATGGCGTCGCAAAGATTGCGAAAGCTCCGCTCACGGTGAGCGGCGCGACCGTTGGTGATCTTGTCGATTGGGGCATGGTCACAGGCTTCTTTGCCGCACCGCCTCACTCCTAAGTCAACCAGCCCGGCAGCAATGCCGGGCTTTTTTCTTTTCCTCAAACGGAGATCATGATCATGGCTCCTCGCAAGGCATATGTTCAACCGCAGGCCGGTTCACAGGGGTTCGCTCGCACGAAAAAAGTGTTCGGCGGCCCGACGATTACGCTGATCGCCGCCGACGTTGCGCTCAACGGGCAAGTGGCAGTCGCGCGCATCCCGAAAGACTTCATCGTCACCAGCATGAATGCGGTGTTCGGTGCGTGCGACAGTGGCGCGGCGCTTTCGATGTCGATTGGAGACGCCGCCAACAACGCGCGTTTCGCGGCGACCTCGACCACGCCGCGCGCAGGCGGCACCGTCAACCTGATCGCGGGCGCGGTGGGGTATCAATTCCCCGATGACACCGACATCCTTCTGACCGCGACCGCAGGCGCGGCGGGCCTCGGGGCCACCCCGACCGTCAACCTCACCATGGAGGGCTATATCGGGCCGTAAAAACCCTGTTTCACATGAAACGGTTCCAAACCATTACGCCTGAAAATCAAGGGGTTATCCGATGAAAGAGCTATCCGTCACCTACCACGCGCCCAAGGGCGATAGCAAAGTCGTGGAAATGCTCGGTCACACCTTCTACGACGGCAAGGCCGAAAAAGTCGTTGCCGATGATCGCACGCTCGCGAAATTGCAGGGCAACCCGCATTTCGAGTGCGGTCAACCGACCGACCACAAACCCGAACCGGCCAAGCCGGATCGGAGCGACGATCACAACAAGGAAACGCACAGGGGCCGGTAATCCGGCCCTTTCCTTTTTGGGGCCTCAGCGATGGCACTCACCTACACGGCCGAACAGGTCATCAATAAAGCGGCAAGCGATCTCGGCAAGCTGGTGCCGGGGGAGGCGTTGGGCGCGGTCGAACACGACATCATTTCGGATCGGCTGGACAACGTTCTCACCGAAATTTCACGCATCATCGCCATCGCGGATCGCGATGAAATCCCGGCACTCGCTTTCGAGAGCGTCGCGGTGCTGACCGCGATGCATGCGGCCAGCGAATTTTCGAACACCCCGCTCAATCCCGACGCGGTTGAGCGGGTGGAGCAGCGCTTGCGCGTCTTGATCGCACAAACGCCGACCTATGAACCCGTCGCGGCGAATTATTTTTAGATGACCGACGTTCCCTTTCCTCTGCTCTCCGCACCGGGACAACGGCCGCAAGTCGCAGGGGGGAGGCTGATTAATTGCTATCCAGAAACGCTTCCGGCGACCGCTGGCAAGCCCTATGCGTACTGGCGGGTGCCGGGCCTCAATGTGTTCGGCAGCGCTCCTGCGGGCTCCTATCGCGGCGGCATCGTCGTCGGGGGCACCTTCTACGGTTTGTTCGGAACCACGGTCTACACCTTCACCTCGCTCGGCGGCGCGGGTGTCGCACTCCCCGGAAATATCCCCGGCACGCAGTTTTGCTGGTTTGCCGCCAATCAAAATTCACCGCCGGACATCGCCGTGGTGTCGCCGGGCGTCGGCGCGTTCATCGTCACCGCTGGCGGTGGCGTCGCCAACTATCCAGATGCCGATGTCGGGACGCCGAACTCGGTGGTTTATCATTTGGGGTTTTTCATCTTCACGGCGGGCAGCGGCAAGACGATCGCGAGCGATGTCAACTCGACCAACATCAACACGCTCAACAATGCCACCGCACAGTCCAAGCCGGACGCGCTCTATCGGCCGGTGCCGCTCGGCAATGGTCAACTGCTCCTGTGCGGATCGAACACCATCGAAGTGTGGGGCGGCGCGAACGCGACCGGCTATCCGTTCTCCTACGTCTCGACCATCTATCGCGGCATCCTCGGGCCGCAGGCGATTGCGGGCAATGAAGATGGATGGGGCAAGGGGATTTTCTTCGCAGGCGACGACAACAAGGTTTCGACGCTCACGACCTACACGCCGACGCCGATCTCGATCCCCGACATCGACCAACTGATTGAAGCCGAGCCGGACAAGAGCAAAGTGACGGTGGGCGTCTATGTCTCGCGCGGCCACGGCTTTGTCGTGGTGCAGGGGCCGAATTGGTGTTGGGAATACGACACCACGTTGCAGACATGGCATGAACGACGTTCCTATCTGCAACTCTACTGGCGCGGCATTCAGCCGATTTTCGTGTTCGGCAACTGGCTGTGCGGCGACAGCAAGTCGTCATCCTTGTTGAAGATCGACGGCACCGTGCGCAAGGAAGTCGGCGATCCCCTGCGCATGCGGATCGAAACCGGCCCGCTCGGCGCCTTCCCGAATACGGTCAGGGTGAATGGCATCGAACTTTATCTGACCAAGGGCGCGAGCGACGTGCTCGGTCACGATCCCGACGAAACCAATGCGATGCTCGACATTTCGATGTCGCGCGATGGCGGGCAGTCGTGGAGCAACGCGCGCAGCGTTGCGATCGGACGGCAATCGATCACCAATGGCCGCGTGCGGTCCTCGGTGTGGGGACAAGCGGAAATTCAGGGCGTGCGCTGGCGCATCGAAGAAAGCGCGGGCCTCAATTTCGCGTTCATGGGCGCGGACATGCAGGCGGACGTGCTGCGGTGAAAGTCACTATTCCCGCGCAGAACATCGCGATCCAGACACCGGAACGTGTCATCGATCCGATCTGGTACGAAAAACTGAAACTGATCGAAGCTGCGATCTCAAGCGGCGTGATCGGCGGGCCGGGACCGCTCGCCAACAACGCCACGTCAGGGTTTGGTTTTCTTCCGACCATGGCGGGCGCACCGACCGGCGTCCCGGCTGCACAGCCAGGTTTCGTTGCGACCGTCTACGACACCACAAATCACAAGCTTTGGGTTTACGACACCACGACCAACACATGGCGCGGTGTCGTGCTCACATGAGGGCCTGACATGGCTGGTTTCTTTGAAACGCTGTTCGGCGGCGGGGCCGAAAAGGAAGCTGCCGATCGTGATCGCGCGCTGGCGGCGCAGTATCAGACCGATGCCAAGAACGCGCTGCAACAGGGCTACAACACCGGCTCGCAGGCGATCAATTCCGCGATCGGCGCGTACACCCCGCTCGCCAATCTCGGCGCGACCTATTCGAGCGGTGCGCCAACGCTCATGGGCGCGCTCGGCATCGGCACGCCCGAACAAGTCGCCTCGGCGCGTAGCTCGTTCTCGGCCTCGCCCGGCTATGATTTTCAACTCGGTCAGGGCTTGCAGGCGATTGCGCGTCAACGCGCCATCGGCGGCATGGGCGCATCCGGCAACGCCGACATTGATGCAATGACCTATGCCGAAGGGCTGGCGAACCAGAACTATCAGCAATGGCTCACCAACCTGATGAACACCGGCCAGATGGGCTTGAGCGCCACCAGCGGCGCGGCGGCAGGCCAAGCGGCGGGCTATGGCTCGCTCGCCGATCTCGCCAAGGCCTATGGCGAGGATCAAACCGGCGTCTACGGTAACACCATGCAAACCAATGTCGGCGCGAGCAACCTGCAAGCCGCAGGCGAAGCGGCTGGCGCGAAAAATCTGCTCGGGGCGGGCCTCTCCCTCGCCACGCTCGCGATGGGCGGCAATCCCTTTGGCGGCGCGCTCACGGGCAGCGCGGGCATGGGATCGTCGCTCGGCAACCTCACCAAAAATCTCGGCATCGGCAATTTGTTCATGGGCGGCGGCAGTCCGTCAGGGTATGGCGCATGAGCATCGCGCCGGTCCAGTTCCAGAACGTGCAGGCCTTTTCCGATCTGGGATTGATGCCGCTCGGCAGGCTCGGCAAGCTGCCACAACAGACGCCGCTCGCCGATCTCGGCAAGCTCTACACGCAAGCCGCGCCCGTGACCGTGCCGTCATCGAACTATGCCGGTGCGATCTCATCGATTGAGAGCGGCGGCAAGTACGATCTGCTCGGACCTCTCACCAAGAGCGGTGATCGCGCCTATGGCAAGTATCAGATCATGGGCGCGAACGTTCCGCAGTGGACCAAAGACGTGTTCGGCTATGCGATGACGCCGGATCAATTCCTCGCCGATCCCGCCGCGCAGGATGCCGTGTTCAATTCGAAATTCGGCTCCTACGTGGACAAGTACGGCCCGACCGGCGCGGCCAAGGCATGGTTTGCCGGTGAAGGCGGCATGAACAATCCGAACGCAACGGACATTCTCGGCACCAGCGTAGCCGATTACGCGCGGCGCTTTGAAGCCAATCTAGGAGGGCAGTGATGGCGGTCGGTGGCGTGTCTTTCGTGATGCCGCAGGCCTATAGCGGCGGTGCGGATTTTTCGCCGTTGGCAAATCTCGGCAACGTCTATCGGCAGGGCCAGCAACAGAGCATGCAGCAATCGGCGCTTGCCCAACTCGGCAGCGATCCCGCCGCCAACGCGGCGATCCTGATCAAGTCGGGCGTGCCGTCGCTGGCGCAGCTCGGCATGAGCATGCAAAACCAGCTTTCGGCGCGCGCCGAACAGGTCCGCGAATGGGAAGCCGGTCATGCGCTGCAAGTCGCGGCCAGCAGCCGCGCCGCCGCCGCAGAGAAGCGGGCGCAGGAGACTTACGAGAAACAGCAGGACGACGAAGAGAAGGCCGCCGCCGCGATTGCGGGATTGCTTCCGACCCGCAGGCCGCCCGACGTTGCGGCTCCGCCCGTTGCTCCCGCGCCGCCCGTCCAAGATTTTGGCAACAACAATCAGGGCGTCAGTGTGCCGCTCGCGCCGGGACAGGCTCCGCCGGACGCGCCTAGCGTGCCGCTGGCCGAACCGGCAGCGGTGCGCGTGCCCGTCGCCGATCGCGTCGTGAACACTCTGGCCTCGGGGCAACCCGCCTCGTCCTCCGGTGTCACCCGCGAGCAGATCGGCGAACTCTATCGCAATCCGCTCACGCGCCCCTTGGCGGCCACCTTCCTGCAAAACCAGATGTCGCCCGGCACATGGAAGGTTGAGAAAACCGACGATGGCCGCGTGATCGCCGTCAACGACAGGACGCTTGAAAGCCGCGACGTGACACCGCCGACATCATCGGGCGCTGCGCCCGCGACCAAGCAGGAACGCGAAGTGCAGGGCTACTATCAGGCCGGGAAAAATCTCGGTATGAGCGATCAACAGGCGCAGGCCTTTGCGGCGAACAAGGGCAAGACGCCGAAGGAAGATTTGTCGCCAGCGGAGGAAAAGCGCGTCAACACCCTGACGGACGAGACCAGAACGGCACAGCGCACGCTTGCCAACATCGAAGCGCTGAAAACGCTATCGAAGGATGCATGGGGATTTCCGGGCGCTGGCAAGCTCTCGGAAGTGGTTGCCCCGATCCCGATCTTGGGAACGGCATCGGGCGCAACCGACACGCAAGACCTTATCAATGCCGCGCACTCCAATGTTGCCAACGTCGCCAAGACGATCTTTCCGCAGCGCGTGACCAACACCGATTTGAACTTGCTGAAAGACCTCGAAGGCTCGGCCAGTCAACCGGATGCGGTGCGGCAGCGGATTTGGGCGCGTGCCGAAACGGCCTTCAAGAAAATCATTGATGAGAACACAGCCGACTTGGAAGCGATCCGCAATAAGACGTTTTACAAGCCGGGCGGCGGTACGCAGGCGCAGGAAGCACCGAAGCCAGCGGCAGGCCCGACCTTGGGCGAGTTTATGACGAAGGCGCGCGCTGCCAATCCCGGTTACAGCGACAGCGAAATCGCAAGAGAGTGGAAGCAGAGGTACGGCGGTTAAATGGCAGAGCGCGCCGCGTTCGTTGATCCATTTCAGGATGGCGGATCAGCGCGACCGGCATTCGTTGACCCCTATGCCGCACCGGCCGAACGATCAGCGACACCGGCCGAACAGCCGCGATCATGGTCCGACGTGCCGCTTGAAGCGGTGAAGAACATTCCTTCCGACGCCTACAACACCATCGCCGACATCATCGGGACCGGCGCGAGCGTTGCAAAAACCGTCGCGCCCTATCTCGCCAAACATGGGCCGCTCGCATTGAATGCGATGGCGGCCGATGCCACGAAGGCGATCTATAACGATCCGTCGCTCCTGAAAAAAATCCCCGCCGCAGTGTGGAACGATCTGGTTGACAGCTACGGCAGCGAGGACGCGATCAAGAAAACGATTGCGACGCATCCGGTCAAATTCGGGCTCGATCTTGCGACCGTGTTGGGCGGGGTTGAGGCGGGTGTGGGCCGTGCCACGCGCGGCATCCGGGCGATCTCGGAAGCAGCGGACGTGTCCAAGCCATTCTTTGAAGGCTTGCCGCGTGAAGCGCCGCCAGTCGAACCGCCGCCGCCAGCATCGCCACCGGCTCTACCTCCGCCGGGGCCGGTGCAAGCCGCGATTGAGAGCCAGCCGCGCGCGTTGACGACGGACAGTCGCTTGCTGCAACAGACCGGACAGGTAATTGCCAAGACGCCGTTCGGCGGGGCGGTCGGGCGGGCCGTTGAGGCGGTGCCGGGTAAGTTTGGTGAAGCGCGCAATGCTGTTGCTGATGAACTCGGCAGCTATCGCACGCCGCAGAATATCGCTGGCGACATTCGCGCGGAGATCGGCGGACAGGCGGAAGCCGAGACGGCGGCGCGGCAAGCGGAAGCGCAGCGGATCGATGCTGCCAATCAAGCGGCCTATGAGCAGGCCAATCAAGCGCGCGAAGCCGCGATTGCGCAACAGGAAGCGCGCTCGACGCAAGCGGCGCAAGCGCAACTCGGCAACGTTGCGCCGGTCAACATGGGCGATGCCGTGATTGACACGGTTCGTGCCAGCCACGACGCCGCGCGCAACGCCAAGGATGCGGCCTATCGCGACGCCGCTGGCATTGATGCCTCGGTGCTGGATCAGGCCAACGCCGACGCGCTGGCGTCGGTCCAACAGAGTTTGCGATCTGACATCGGCGGACAGGGCACGGTGGACGTGCGCGCCGCTGCGGCCAAGACGGCGCGCGGCATGCTCGGCCGCATCAGGCAGTTTTCCAGTCAGGCTGCGGAACGTCGGGCCGCAGCCGTCAGCGATGCGCTCGCGGAAACCGGTTTGCCGCCAAACCAGATCACACCCGCAATTCGCGCCCAAGCGGAAGCCAATGCCGCGCAAACCGGCCAAAGCATGCGCGACATCGAACGGGTGCGGCAAGACCTCAACTTTGCCGCCAGCGGGGCCGACAATGACGCAGACCGGCGCGCGGCGCGGCGCATCATTCAGGGTTTCGATCAATGGCACGAAAACGCCATGGAACGCGCCCTGATGGAAGGCAGCGATCCGAGCGCATTGGAGGCCTATCGCAATGCGCGCAATCTCAACCACGATTTCCGCGAACGGTTTGGCTACAATGACCGCAACGACGCCGACGCGATTTTGAACAAGATCGTTCAACCTGGAAATCAGATCGGCCCCGAAGATATTTCGAAAGCGCTGTTTGCGGGCGGCAACAAGCCGAACCGCTTGCTTGACGCGATCTTTCAGGCGACCGGCGATCATCCAAACCATAATAACGTCGTGCAGGCGATCCGGGGCGGTATCTGGAATGACATCGCCGGGATCGGCGCGGGCGAGAAGGCGCGCACTGCCGAAAATATCGCGGACAGCATTCACTCGTTCATGAACCGCCGCGACATGGCGGATCGGCTGTTCACGCCGCAGGAACAGGCGTTGGCGCGGCGGCATGCCGAGACCCTGCGGGCGGCGGTGCGGGCGCGCGATGAAAGCGCAGCGCTTGCCAAGGCGAACAAGCCGGTGCCCACCGAAGTCACCAAGGGACCGATGCAGGACTTGGCCGATCGCGTGCTTGGTCGCGGCCAGAAAAGCGATGAAGCGCTATTCGATGCCATCGAAGGTTATGCGAAGTCGAAGGGCGGCGGAAAAGACATCGCGACGCTGGCACACGTCATGCGCAGCATCCCCGACCAATTGAAGGGCAACTTTCGCAACACCTTTATTCGCCGCTTGGGCCGTGGGCAAAAGGACGAATTTTCGCCAGCCATCTTTGCGAAGGAATGGACGCAGAACGTCAACCCGGAAGCGAAGGCCGTCTTGTTCGGCGATGGCGCGCATGTCCGCGCCTTGGACGATCTCGCCGCTGCCTCGAAAACCTATGATGAAGTGCATCGCCGCTTCGGTAATCCAAGCGGATCGGGGCATACCGTCAATTTCGGTCATCTGGCGGCCTTGGTCGCGGGGATGGCGGCCGGATCAATCTTGGGGCCGCTCAAAATCTTGGGCGGCTGGTTCGCCGCGAACAAGCTTTCGAACTTCCTTGCAAGCCCGGCTGGTGCCGCAAGCGCGTCGCGCTTTGCGGTCCAGATGCGACGCCTGCAATCCGCGCCGACCTTGGCGAACGCAGCCGCAGCCCGCATGACGGTGCGCAACATGCGCAACACCGCAACCGCGCTCGGCATCGCGCACACCATACCCAACGACAAGTAACCAAGCCCGCGATCAGAGCGGGTTTTCTTATTGGGGCAGTCCGCATGGCTGGCACCATCAATCTCAGCTTGACGCAACAGCTCGACGAGTATGGCAAACCGCTTTCTGGCGGCCAGCTCTGGATCATTCAGGCCGGAACGGTTTCGACGCCGCAAAACGCCTATCAGGATAGCGCGCTCTCGATCCCGCTGCCGAACCCGATCACCTTGGATGCCGCCGGACGCATCCCGCAATTTTTTCTCGCCGATGGTCAGATCAAGGTGCGGCTGCAAGACAAGTTTGGCGTCGTCAAATTCACGCAAGACAATCTCTTGGTGATCGGCCCTTCGGCGGGCGGCGGCGGTGGCGGCGGATCGGTGGACCCGACAACCGTTTTGCAGACCGGCGACATCAAAATCCGGTATGACACGGCGATCCTGTCCGGCTTTGTCCGCTGCAACGGCAAGACGATCGGCAATGCGTCATCCGGCGCGACCGAACTGGCGGACGCTTCCGCGCAAGCGCTGTTCAATTTTCTCTGGATCACCGACACCGCGCTCGCGGTGACGCCGGGCGGTCGCGGCGCAAGTGCAAACGCCGATTGGACAGCGAACAAGCAACTCGCCTTGCCCGATGGGCGCTCGCGCATCCTCGCGATGCTCGGCGACATGGGCAACGCCGACGCCGGGTTCTGGACCGGTGTAACGTTCACCAAGGGCAACTCGACAACGCTTGGCGCGCTCGGCGGTCGCGCGGCAACACCGAATTGCAATGTGACGCTTGGCATCGCCAACCTGCCGCCGATGACGCCCTCTGGCGTCATCACCAATGGGGCGATCTCGATCACCCAGAACGCCGCAAACTTTGCAGGCGCGAACAACAACAATGGCGGTGGCGGCGGTGCCTTCGGTGTGACGACGGCCCCCGCAACCATCAGTGCCAGTCAGGCAGCCTCGACCTTCACCGGCAATCCGATTGGCGGCTCGTCAACGGCGTTCGGTGTCTGTCCGCCGATCATGCTCATCACCGCCTATATGAAGCTCTGACCATGTATTACGGCAACATCAACACCGTTTCGAACCGCGCCGATTGGCAGGATGTCATCGTGTTGACCGACGAGGACACGGGCGATCTCATCGACATTTCACAGTGCAGCATCACGCTTTCGGTGGCGCGCTGCCGTCCGTCCTATCTGAATGACGGCTATGGCTTCGCTGCACCGGTTGGCGTGATCCTCACCGGCTCGACCGACACGGGTGAAGTGACCTTCCCCGATGTCGGCACCTTCCAATTTATTTTTACCAAGGATCGCATGGGCGCGCTGTGTCAGGGCGAATACCAGATCGGCATTCGCATTTCACAGGATGACCGCACAATGCAGTTGTTCGCTGGCACCGTGAAGGTTCAAGAGGGAGTGGACATGCAATGACCGTCCCCTTTCTGCAATCGCGATCGATCAAGCTCAAAGTCGCGACGCGCTTCCCCGCGCTCATTGAGGGCCGAACCGGCATCACCGTTGCCAAGGTGAACGGCAATTATTTCGTTGACATCGACTACACGAAATTCACGCCACTCACCTCCGTTCCGACGCCGGACATTCCGAACCTCTACACCTTGGTTTGGAACATCGTCACCGGCAGTTACGAGTTGGTCCCGCTCGCGGTGTTGGGCCAGATCGGCGCGAGCGGTAACACGATCATCGCGAACGCCTCCTATCTCGTTCAACAGAACGACGGCGTGATCATCTGCAAATTCTCCGCGCCCGGCACCATCAGCCTGCCGCTCGCCGGAAACCACAACGGGCCGGTTCATATTTCGGACGGCAATCTCAACGCTTCCGTCAACAACATCACCATCACGCCAGCGGGCGGGGAGACCATCGCCGGTCTCGCGCAATGGACGCTGGCGGGCGATGGCGCGGGCATCACGCTTTATCCGGTCTCTGGCACGGGATGGTTCCTATGACAGACAAAACCAAGTGGATCACCAAGCTCGCTGCGGCGGGCTTTTTTGTTGCCGCCGCTGTCCTCGGTTTTTTCTGGCAACAAACTTCGACGCCGCAAGCCGTGCTCGCGCAGAGCGGCAGCGTCGCCAATCATGCGATCCCGATCGGCAAGGGGCCGGGCGTCACCGGCTTTGGCGCGGCGGCTCCCGGCGCGGCCGGGACCGTGCTGACATCGACCGGCACCGGCTCCGATCCCGCGTTTTCAAATCCGCCATCGTCATCGGTTGCCAACCATGCGGTTGCCATCGGCACGGGCGGCGTTGGCCTCAATGGCGCTGCGCCGGGCACGTCCGGCTTTGTGATGACATCGAACGGCGGAAGCTCCGATCCGTCGTTTCAGGCCTTGCCGACCTATCCGACCGTGCCGAGTTTCGCGAGCGCTGCACAGTACATGGCGGGCGTGTCGTCCAACACCATCATTCCGCCATCGATCGTCTATCAGGCCGAAGTGCCGGTGACATTCTCGGCGACGCCGACGTTCGATTTCTCGACCTTCCTCAATGCCTCGATCACGCTCACCGGCAACATCACCACGCAAACGCTCTCCAATGTGAAGGCGGGGCAGGCCGGGACCATCACCTTCATTCAGGATGCTACCGGGGGACGCACCACGGTTTGGAACAGCGTGTTCAAGTTTGCGGGCGGCACCACGCCGACGCTCTCGACCGGCGCGAACAAGGTTGATGTTCTGACTTACTCTTGCCGCTCGGCGACCTTCTGTGTCGCGTCGCTGGTCGCGGACGTGCGATGAAATTCCGCACCGCTGTTCTCGCTTACATCGTTGCGCCATCCCTGACACTGGCCTCGCTCGCGCCTTCGCACGCCAACATGCAAGGCACCTATCAGCCGGTGCTGATGGCGCAGTTGGCCGGTGCGACGGGACCGCTCGACTGCATCG